GATTAGTTCTGTGACATTAGGAATTTCTATAGCTTCTGTTTTTATAAGAAATGCTATCGGATTAATAACTCCAATTACATTATTATTACAACGATGTATTAAAGAAAATTCATTAAATTTTCCTCCAATAGAACCAATATCAGATATATCTAAACAGTATTCTGAATATGGAAGTAGTAATTATGATACTTTTGAAAAAACATCATATCAAGGATTTGATATTAGAATTGAGGAAGTTCCATTTAATGCTAATATAGTAAGAAGAAGAGCAGTTGGGTATAGCCCATATGGAACACCATTAATTAGAACCGAATTATCATTTTCATCTAATGCCCAAACTTTAGTTGAAGAACTTAAACTTATTATTGACAGAGATAATTTAAAAGCTTACTAACTTAATATTTATAATCATGAAACCCCAAGACTTTAAAAAAATCATTAAAGAAGCTGTAAGAGAAGCAATTCAAGAAGAACTTAAAGATATTCTTCTCGAAGCAGTCCGTTCTCCAAAGACAATCGTAAACGAATCTATTAGAGATACATACGCCCAACCTCACATCGAAAAACCAAAACAATTAACTGCTCAAGAACGTAGAAATATGTTTTCTGGGATTTTAGAAGAAATGCAACAAGGGGCAGTAGCCACTTCAGCATATGCTGGTCAATTCCACCCCAAATCTACAGATACAGTAAACGGAGCATTGCCCGATGGAAGTGTTGGTTTGGATCAGATAATGAACTTAATGAATAAATAAATTTATGGCAATACTTGTTCAAAATAAATTTCCTATTGACTCTATAAATAGAAAAGCTATTGGAGTTGGGCTCCCATTTAATGCCCCCGGAGTTTTTAGGTCAACTTATATAACAAGAGATGCAAT